GATTGCTTTGAAAAAAGAAATCGAAGCCACCGGAGTTGATCCAGAAGCAACCTTCGGAGCTTTACAAAAAGCGGCCAAACTCCTTGCCGAACAATCCGATTCTTTGCGCATAAAACTCTCCGATGCTTTGGGTGCTGCTTTCACGGATGAAGTTCTTGCTAAAATTAAAACAGGCGAAATCACCACTGTTCAGGCTTTGGACGCTATCAATAAAAAATCAAAAGAAGCGGGTTTAAATGTTACCCAACAAGCGGAACTCACCAAAGAATTGTTTGGAAAATCAGGTTTGGCCGCTGGAGGTTTCGCAGTAGTTCTGGACACGGTTACGGGTGGACTCAAAAAACAAAAAGAAGAAACTAACGCAAACCAAAAGGCAATGGCTGAGTTAGTAGCCGCTAATGAAAAACTTGGAAAAGCACAATCGGAACTTTTTAGAGTTGAAAGTTTTGGCGAAATATGGACCAATATTAAAGTGGCAGCCACCGATGCTCTTTCTTCAACGCTAAATTGGATTATTGAATTAAAAAAAGATTTAGAACCTCTTATTAATATCGTAGGATTTATTTTTGTCAACGCTTGGGTTGTTCTCAAGAGAATTTTTCAAGATACTTTTACAGCTATAAAATTAGGAGCAAAAGGTATTGGACTTCTTATTAATGGTATTTCTGATTCTTTCAATTTTTTGAGAGATAATTTGATTTAGTGGTTATGATAGGACAAAAAAAACCACCCGGTTAGGAGTGGTTTTAATTATTATAAACTTTAAAAATCCATAGTATTTATGGCGAAATACTAACTTTTCTTTGGTTTGGTGAAATTTGTGTTTTTTCTACTTCTTAGCCTACTTCCATTTGGAAATCTTGAATCTAAAATTGCTCTTAACGTGATTACTTTTTTCATTTTTTTTGGTTTTTATATTTAATAATAACCAAATCTATAAAATAACGCTTTCCATAAATAGGACAATTCAAAACTATACCACAGGCCACTCCCATTTTAATGGATCGTGGCAAAGCGGTTCGTGGTTCTTGAGTGTGTAGAGAATGTTCCAGCCATACATATTGTCAAAAATAGGTCCTACTTTCTCCATACGGAAAGTGGAAGGATCTACTTTTCCAAAAAGCCACGAATTGCGGTCTCCGTTTTCTTTCTTCAAATAAGATTGAATGTCGATGCCAATGTTTTCGAGCTTGTCCAGTACTTCTTCTTGCTTTTCGAAATTATCGGCTTTTCCGGTGAAGTCGAGCAACATAAAAGAAATGTTTCTGTTGGCAAACGTGGTGGTGTTGTTTGCGTTTGTGTCCAATTGCGAAGAGTGACTTTCTAAAAGTAAGGCTGGAGCTTGCACCCCGGAGCGAAACTGTCCGTTGATTTCGTTCCAGTTGAAACGATAAAAGCCAAGGATTTGTTTGTGAGCTGTGGCAATTGCTTCGTGAAAGGCTACAACTTGAGCGTGTGTGGTGGTTCTCATTTTATTTTTGTTTAGCTGCTTGGATTAAATCGTCTTCGAATTGTTCTAGGAAAGCGAAAATGTTAACTTTTTTTATAGTTTCTAATTTTGACAAATCACCCTTTGCCATTGACAAAATCACTTTTCCAAAACCGTACTTTTTGTTTTTAGTTCCCGAAGCTTCGGGGTTTGCTTTTGGAAATGCTTTTGGAAAGCGTTTGACAATATTGTTTTTACATCCAAAATACGTGATTTCTATTGCCAAGAGTTTTTCGATGGGAACCTTGGAAAATAACTTGGCTTTTTCGTGGAGTTCATTTTTGTCGAAGTCTGGACGTTTCTTTTTGTTGGTGTATAAAAGGGCTGTTAAATAATGTAAGTATTCTATATTTTTTGTTTCACGCCATTTAATATGCAAGTCATCGGCCACGGCAAACTCGTCACAAGTGAGATTTACAATGCGATCTTGGGGAGGAAAATAGGTGTTGGGTATTAGGTTTCGGGTTTTAGGTTTTAGGAATGGCAAAAAGATGGTCCTGTCATTTTTTGAATAAATGAAATCGTAATTTTTGCGGATTTCCGACATTGGAACGTTCCAGAGTACGATTCTTATTTTTGCTTTTTCGATGTATTGCCACCATTTTATATCTAAAAGGATAAACAACACGGCAATGTCGAATTTTGCGGAAGGCTGTGTTGTAGAAAACAACAATGCCAACCTTTCTAGTTGGCGGTTTGTGAGTTCGTTCCAAGATTTTGGGAAGGTGATTTTTATGGCTCTCATTCGAATTGATTTTCTATTTTGCGGACGATTTCTTTTTCGACTTTCAAGATTTCGGCTTCGACTTTTCCGAATTGCGTGAATAAGGAATCATCAATTTCAGAAAGTGATTCAATGTTAGCGAAAAGCATTGCTTTTTTGAGTTTTAAATTTCGGAGTTTGTTCTCGAGCTCGTTCATTATTTGTTTAATTTATGAGCAAATAATTTAACAACTGTGTCAACTGTTATAAATCTGGCGAACAGTCTTAAAATGCGCCCCGCGTTTGTGGTGGCTTTGCTGTTTGAGTATTTCTCGGCAGCGAAATTCAATACGTCTTTTATTTCTTCGGGCATTTCTTTTTTCATGATCCTATTTTTAAAATTTGTTTGCGGTTTTTCTCTTTTGAAACATACGAAACGTGAACCCAACTATAATTGTATTCGTTTATGAGCTGATCAAAATCTAAATTCTCTTTGATATAATCAAAAATCATTTTATTGGTGACTTTGCCCGTGCCTTGAATATCAATTGCCTGTCCTTTTACGTGTTGGCTTGTTCTTGATGAACCGCCAATAGCACTATTGAGTTCTGGGCTTCGGTAAAAACTTGAAACCCTCAAAGGTGTTTTGAAATGTTCCCGGATCACGTCGAATACTCTAATCCCTAACAATTGCATCGCCAAGAGTTCATTGTCGCCCGGATCGTTTTTAATTCCTTTCCTGACGGCTGTTTGACTTGTTGTTGCCTCTTGGTAGGTGATGTATTTTGATATATTTTTCATTTGACTATAATTTTATCGTAAATCCAAACTAATGCCGTGAACAGAAAACCGCCAGCCGCACCAAGAAACGCCACTTTGAAAGCGAACATTTTTTGGTTTAATATGATTTCGTCCAAGGCTTGTTCCATATCCTCGACCTGTTTTACAAGTCCCTTGCGGCTGGTTTTGTCGTCGTTTTCTAAAATGTAAAGAACCCGGTCTATTTTCTGCTCTAATGATTTTTGTACCATATTATAAAGTTTTTTTCGGGTCTTTTAAAACATAACCTATTATAATTAATGCAATTGATAAAAACAATTGACTGCCTGACTTTCCCGTAAATGCTCCCGCATTGTATGCTTGTATTAAAGCATCGATTAATAACGGCAATCCTGCCACTATTCCCGCTAATGTTGTTTTAAAGTTTTTCATCTTAAAAATTTATGTTTAGGGTGTTTTGGAAATATCTCACTTTCAAAAAATATATTTTGTTCGCTCATTACATCGTAAGCATAACCTTCGTTATAAATAGGCTCTGTAAGTACATTACCATTTTCATCGTAAGTACCTTGTATATTTACAACTTTACCAATTTCTACTATTGCGTGAATACCTTGACCGTAAGTCAAACCCTCATCTGTTTGTACATAAACTCCCTTTACTAATAAATCAGCTATTGCAGTTTCTCTGTCTGTGTAATTTAGTTTTGATATTTTCATTTTATAAAGTTGTTAAAGCTATACATTCTGAATCTGTTAAAGGTCTTGGAAATAACATCATTGATTTTATGTATTTTGGAACGTCAATTGCATCTGCTGTAAAAAACTCCATAATAGTAGCTGGAAAACTTGTTGCAGTAACAACTTTCACACCGTTTACAAAAACATCAGCAGTCGTGCCATTCCAATCAATTGCTATTTTTACAGTGTTTGTTAAAGTTGCATATAAAACTGATTCAACATTAGAAACTCTTTTTCCAATAAAACACCTATTCGAACCTCCCCCTGATGTTTTAATAACAAATCCATTAAGGGCAGAAACATTTGATGTTTGTATAGCAGTAGCAGTTGCATTATCTCTTATATATGGAATATTATTATTCAATTCAATAAACCACGTACCTCCTAAACTTGTTATAAGTCCATTTGTATAAATGTTATTTCTTGTTATTACATCAGCGTTTCTTGTTATAGCAGTTCCAAGAGTTGGTATATAAGAAGTAGCATAACTTCCAGTTTCTAATTGTCCTTTTGTAACTGTTCCCGTAACTGTTAAAAGTAAACTTCCCGTCGTAGGTGTGAAAGTCAAAGTAACTCTATTGTTTGCTCCTGTACCTACCAATGTTCCTATAAATGTACCGCTAAATATTATTGTTCCTGTTCCGTAAAATGAAACAGTACAAGCTACACCAGTTGTTGAAATTGTTTGCGTTACTACTGTTTCACTATTTAACAATCTATTCATTCTTTGAGGCTCAATCAATATAGCAGGGCAACCGCCTACTGTATCGTAGTTTAATCTCGGCTCGTTTACGGCTACATTTTCAATTACTCCTAAACTATTAACCCTCGTTGCAACCGTTCCTCTTACAACCGTTAAATCAGCATTACCGTCTGAAGGTATAACCGAGTAAAGTTTACCAACCTTTTCAGCGTTAGCGGTTACAATTAAACTTGCTTTGTCTAATAAACTCATTATATATTGTTTAGATTAGTTAGTAATGTATTTAAACAGTCCTCAGCTTCAAAAGAACCGCCATCAGTTGCTACCCTTGTTTTGAAGTTTGTTATAATACCTGGTACGGGCGATCCGATTATATCCGTTTCCCCTGCATAACTTGAAAAGTAAATAGAACCCCAGTTGATTAAGTTATTAATAGCACCTTGCCCCCAACCTATTGCGTTGTTGACTGCTCCTTGTCCCCATCCTATGTTATTTGCCATTTTCTTTTGATTTTAAATATTGTTCCATTTTCTCTATGTTTTTTGCCTTTACATTGTACGTCAATTCTTTTGGCTCTTTTGGTTTTTCCTTTTCCATAATTATAGGACCCATCCTGTTGGGTTTGGTTTTTGGTCGGGATACATATCACTATTTGAATTTGTCCAATATTCTGGAAACATAGAACTTGCATTTATAGCCATATAATCTACAAATCTCTTTGCGTAAAAGTCTGAAAAAGTACGGTGTTTTTGAACTAAAATATCTAATTCATCTTTTGAAACGTTCTCGCTGTTTTCTGAACGGTGTTTGAATACTCCACCGTTTCTTACTTGGTAATTTGCGAAAGGTAAATAATCCACCATTGCAAAATGAATTAACATCGGTTGCACGTAGTCAACAACTAAATTTAGGTAATTTCCAGTTAGTGTGTTATTATCTATTTTGTTTGTGATTGCATCGTATAATTTCGTACCTAAATAATTTTGCACGTGCATTTGCTGAGCTATCTTTATAAACTGTATAAATAAATCAGTATCTACATTGCCGTTTAAGATAGTGTTTGCTTTTAGGTCTTTTGGTGTGATAAATAGTGTTGTCATAATTACATATCGTGAGGCGCTACATACGCTTTAGGGTTATTAGTTGGTGCTATTTCGCCTGCTCTTCTTACATCTGCTGGACTTGAAGGCTGTGCTGCTGTATTTTTACCGCTTCCAATTTTTCTATACATTTCACGTACCCAAAAATGTTTGCAAGTTCCAAATGGAAATGCATCGCTTAACTTGCCACCGCCCTTCCAAAGAAAAATATCATAAGGTTGGTCTGGGTTTGGATTCATACCAAAACCAGGATTAACATTTTGGCTACTCATTAACTGTATATCCTCTTTTCTGTAAAGTTTATTAGCACCCATCATCTTTTTACAAAATTGTCTTTCTGGACTTGCATTGCCACTGTATCTGTATCGAGTAATATATAATTTTGTGTCTTGTTCTGAAACGCTTTTAGTCCTTGCAACTCCAGTCGATACTTCAGCTAAAAATGTAGCGTTTAACTTTTCTGTTTGTGCATCTAATTCTGTTTCCTTTTCGTAGTTTACGGGTTCAGCACTTACTAATTCCCATTCGTTTAAATCTATTTCCTCTCCATATCCCGAAAGGTCAATAGTATGCTCGCTTAAATTAGCTGTAGGTTGTACGGGTTGTGTTTCTATTGTTAAATCATTATTGCCATCTAAAGGTTGTAGATTTTTAAAGTAAAGGTTTAAACTAATATCATTAAAAGCTAAAATTTTATTGAAGTCTTTTATTAGTAGATTCTGAAATGGTTTAATAACTGTATTTTGCATTAAGATAGTAGCAGTTTGTAATTCGTCTGCATTGTTACCAAATCCGCTGTTGTCTTTAATTCCTAAAAGCATAGGGGAAATCACTCTATGTCCTACCATAATTTTACGCATACTTTCGTCGCTTAAAAATTGGTATTGATTGTGTGCGTCTGAAAGTTGAACGGGTGTAATTGTAGCTGCTGTATTCGCTCCATCGCTAAAATTTAAAATAAACTTTCCTGAGTTTGAAGTGCCACTAAATTTATTTTGAATACTTCGCTCTATATCTCTTTGTTCGTCCTCGGTCGGTGTGCCATTCAAAAAATTGATTAACATACTGGGCGCCATACCATTAAGTATGTTGTTTAAATGAAAATTGCTTATTTGCTCCTCGAGCTCGCAGTATTGCAAACATCCAGTATAGTCAACGGGACTATAAAAGTAAAAGCCTGTTTTGTATGGTTTGATAAAAAGTATTTCTTCGCCACCATTACCAAAGCCAAAAGCGGGTATTTCTAACGGTTTCTTTTGTCTGTTTATCTTTGTCCAATCTTCAGCATAAAAATAAGCTTCTACATCTCCATCGTCGTTACATTTACCACTTCTTAAAGTTTCTACCGGGAAATGGTTACACTCAACTATACGAGTTTTGTCGATTGAATAAACAACTTGTACAGCGCATTGCCCCATTGCTTTTAAATCATAACACAAACGTTCCGTTGTATCGTCATCAAACAATAACATAGCTTGTGCATATTCCTCAGGCTTTAAAAGTTTGTCCGTTGCATCAATACCTTTTCCGAATATCATTTGACTGATTCCGTTTACGATTGCATTGTTTGTCGGGCTTCCGTTTATACGGTCCTGTAAGTAGCCAAAATAGTTATTGTCCTCTCCATAGTTTACCCATTCTTGGTTACGTACTTCAACTACTTTTGGACTTGTATAGGTTGCTAAATTTACAACTCCAATTCCACCCATCTTTTTAGGCTCTACCTTATTTATTTTCTTTCTCATATTTTGTAAAAATTGTTGTCGATATTTGGCAACGTATAATCTCCGTTATTGATTGAATAACTGCTTTTAGGTTGATTTGTGACAAAAACTCTGTCTTTGTATATAGTAACACCAGTTACACTAAAATAAACCCTTAAAACGTAAAAAGTATTTTCTTTTAAAAAAGATAATTCGTTACTGTTCAAATAATAAATATCGTTTATAGATTGTCTCGTGGTATCTGTAATAGTTACTATTTCTTTTGTTGTTTCATTTGTAAATTCCAAACGAATATCGCTATTACTTAAGTCTGTTTGACTTATTGGAATTATAGGAAATGTTTGTTCGGTATCTGTTGTTAATATTATCATATCATTATAACGCTAACTTATTTATTTTTGTAAAAAAAAAAGCACCCATAAAATGAGTGCTTAAATCCGACCAAGTTTCCTTAATCCATTTTTTTGTTATGCGGGGGTTATTTGCGTAGGCGTTGCTCCTCCAGCTATTTTAGCAGTTACTAAAGTAGAAGTTACAAATTGTGCCATTAAAGGCTCTTGTCCTGTAATAGTCAAAGAATAACCGTTAAGGTCTCCTAAAGCAACTCCAGTGCTAATTGTACCGTTAACATCGCATCCTCTTGTCATTCCAACCGCTAAATAGTTACCGTTGTTATCTTGTACAAAAACGTGAGGTCTTGTAGCTATAACTTTAGCAAGTTCCACTTGTGTTGCTGCATCCAATTTTGTCAAAACCAAAGTAAGGGTTTGTTCAAAAAAAGTAGTTCCATTATCATTACTTGAAGTAATGGTTTGTTCCAATCCCGATGCGCTTTTCACATCGTATTGAAAGAGGGTATAAGTAGTCCCGCTAAATGCAGTTACTAAACCCGCTGTTATTGTCGCAGTTCCCAAAGTTCCGTAGTCTGCAAAGAATACTTTTTGTATCCCCCCGACTGCGTCCTTGCACGCTAATTTCCGACCCGTAGACATAAGACAACTCATTTCTATATATTTTTTAAGTTAATAAAAAAGGGCTACCTAAATAGCCCTTATTAAATTTATGCTATTCCGTAAGTTACTGCATCAGCTCCAACTCCAACTTGAATTCCTCTTGTAAATCTCGCAATGAAACGTACATTTTTAGAACCGTCGATATCAGCCATATCAATTGTTTTAACCACGTTAGCGTCATCAGCTAAGCCGAAACCTACGTAAAGGTTATCAATTGTAGTAGCTACCATTGTGTTAGCTGGCAAACCATTTGCTACAAAGATTGTAACACCGTCGAAAGTTAATTCTCCACCATTGTACCAAGTTGTACCCGCTGCATTAACACCAGCGTTTGAAGTAGCAGCAACGCTAAATCCACCCAATGCTCTTACGTATGCTTTTGCAACATTTTGAGACACGTAAATTCTTAAATCCTCTCTACCGTAAAGAGCAGCAGGAATAAGGTCTACAACACGACCCATTTCAGTTATAACGTTAGCAGCTGTAATACTCAAAGGTGTTCCAACTACTTGTGCTCCGTCAGTTTTCAAAAGTTTACCCAATCCGTTTGTAGCATTCCAAAGGAAAGTTTCAGTATCCAATGCAATGTCTTTTAAGATTTTTGCAATAAAGAAATCTGAAAAAGTAGTAGGTAAATTGTCGTATGCGCTGTAACCCATTGAAACAGCTTCCCAGTCTGATTCGAAAGGAGTTTTACAAAGTTGTAAGTTAACTTGTTTTTCTGCAACGGTTAAAACTTTGTCAGCCAAAGAAACTACGCCAGTATCTGTAAAATCACAAGTAGCGTCAGTAATCATACCGCTATTTGTTAATCGTTTGATATTTGCTTTGTATTTTACGTTTGGAAGTAAAGTAACTCCGTTGTTTGCAATTGTGTTTGCACTTAATACCGCAGCAGCGATATACTTACCAGCGAACTCGCCAGCGTAATTTGATGTGATTGTTGGTTGTAAAGGCATTGTTTTTAATTTTTAATTATTAATATTATTTTGATAGCATTGCCATAATGCGTGATTCAGTTCCTGACACGTTAGCTTTAGTATTTTGTTTACCCAAGTTAACTACCTTTTCAGTTGGTTTGTGTGTAGTTGGTTTTGTAGCACTAACACTTGAAAGGGTTGCTTTCATTTCTGTTTGCATACCACTCAAAGCGTCTAATTTAGCTTGTAGTTCGTCAATTTTAGGCTGTACGGCTTCCATTACCAAAGCAATAACTTCTTCAATTGTAGGGGGTACTTCAGCTAATTCTTCAACTACTACTTCTTCAACTGTTTCAACTGATAGTTCTTCTTCAACTACTTCGGTTTCTTCAATTTCTTTCAAGGCTTCAACCTCTCCTATGATTCCAATTTCAGTAACGTAAAGTTTAGAACCATCTGCCATAACGTACTCGCCAATTTCCAAAGGCTCTTTAACTTCGCCATTGATAGCAAAAATAGGGTCTCCTACTGCAAAGCTGTCTGATTCTACAACTGTTCCATTTTCCAATGTTTGTTGTTCCAATTTAACCTTAATGTTAAGTAAGGCTGTAATTCTGTTTAGTAAATCTGTATTTTTCATTTTTTAAATTTTGAATTTATAATATAACGAAAGCCTGTTTTTTTTTGCATTTTTGATTTTATTGTGAAACTTTAACAATTGACAAATAATCAAAAAAAGCTACATCGCTTGAGTTTGTTAAAGTTATAGAAACCTGCAAAGTATTTTCTATTGTTCTGTTAAAAGCTATTGTTTCATTTTGTTGCAAACTTCCTAAATCGCTGTAAAAATTCCCTGAGTTGCTAAACATTTCCCTATTTCCATTTCTAAAAATAATCGTTCTTAAAATATTTGTTTTAGCATTACTTACATTTCCGATATTGACACCTCTAATAAAATCATTATTTAAACCATTACCTGAAAAATCAACATTAATTGTAGCAGGACTACTGAAATTATTACTACCTCTCGAAGCTCCTACTATCACGTGATAGATTCCAAATTCTGAAATCCAATTTGCTGGAATAGTCAAAGTAGCTAAAACAGTATTAACAATTGTACCCGTGTGTGTTACCCTTACACCAGTTGATAAAGCAGCGTTCACATAAACAGTACCGTTTGGTATTGATTGCAATTTGTTTTTTTCTGCAGTTGTATAGTCGTTTAAACTTGCCCCTGCTAAAGTTCCATTTCCTAATGGTATTGTAGCGTCGTTTCCTGTATCTGAATTGATAGTGAAGTTTGTGGATGTTTGCGTTGGTGTTAAATTTGTTTTACCACTCAATTGCGATACTTTTACCTTTTTGGTTATTCCATCATTTACAATTGGTAATACGTCATTTTGGTCTACTACCGATACTAAGTCTAATTCTGATATTTTACTATTCATTCTTTTAAAATTTTGTCGTTGTTTTCTTGTAATAATTGAAAGCCGTCTTCTTGTAATAAAAAGTAAGTTTGTCCGTAAATGTTGCCTATTCCCTGAGCTTGTAATGAGCCATCGCAACATTTCTTACTATACGTACCATCTGGACATAAACACCCTCTACTGCCACCTTTTGGACTTGTATAGCTTGGTGTCTTAAATGCGTTATTTCTGTTTTGCATTTTGAATTAGTTGTTTAATTTCTAATAGTTTTAAACCCGCTTCTATTTGTTCATCTGTATCGTCAATTTTTGACAAAGGTAGTTTGGCTTTGTCGGCAAAATAACCCTCGATTGAAAATCCTTTTACCTTTCCTGTTTTGATGTAGTCTTTCCAAATGACTTCGTTTTCGACTTTAATAGTTCCCATCCACGTACCGACTGGCACGTTTAAATTATACAAATTAGATTTGTCCTTTTCTGTGTCTTCAACAATCCAACTTTCAACAACGGTTAAACCTTTGATTGATTCCTGATGTTCAAAAGTAGCGTTGCTTTGGTTACCGTTTTGAAAAAACATCTCCATACATTTACGAATTGTATCTTGCGAAAAATAAATATAATACTCTCCGTTTTCGTCATCACGTCTGTATATAGGTTTGTCGGGTACTAACATAGCACCCATAATTATTTTCTTTTCTTTGTCTACCTCGGCAAAGTGATATTCTTTCGGTTGTTCATTAAGAGCAATCCAATTTTCTTCAATGGCAGGATTTTCTACAATCGAAATTGCATCAATACCACTTAACTCCATTTCACTATCGATTATTAATTCTATAAGCTTCATAACTTTATAACGTGTTTAATTTTTATTTTGTTTATCCTATTGATGCGCTTGTAACTATACTTCTATTCAATCCCTGTTGCGTTGTAACGTCATTCGCGACTACATAAGCCTTAATAGGTTGTTGCCCTTGTTGTGCTATTGTTTCTGCTATTGCGTTTGTTCTCGACGCTCCTACTACGTTAACGTTAGGTGCTAATGTTGCAGGTGTAGATATTGAACCACCGCCACCACTACCACCAAGTCCACCACTACTCGGAGCACTACCACCACCACCCAAAGCAGATAGTCCTTTCGCAGTTGCTGCTATATTTGTAGCTATTCCAATACCAGCTCCGACTTTATTCATAAGTATTTCAGCAGCTGATAAAGCTTGTCCACCAGGAAGTAATGCGTATTTTAATTTTGCTGCGGCATTTGCTGCTTGTGTGTTAATTACTATTTTAGCTATACCCATTGCGCTCTCTGCAATTAAAACAGCTTTTTGAACTCCTTTATTCTTTTCAAACAATCCTTTTACTAAACTTAAAGCGTTTGATATATTGTTAAATGAACTATCTTGTATTGATTTTTTAGCATTTGCAACCGATTGTTCATCAGCTATTTCTTGCTCTGCCATATTACGCTTTTCTTGTACCCAATTATTTCCAATAGAAACTTTATTTTCTAATTCTGAACTCATTGATCTTTTAGCGCTTTCATTATTTATTGCATTAGTGTCAACTGCT